CATCTTTTACATCACACACCATGTCCAGTGCGTTACCCTGAATATTGGAACCATTCCTTGCAACTGTTAGGTTGTTGGTGTCCCATGTACTCGCACCATCTGTAAGCTCTATATAGTCTCCTAGACTTGGCGACGCCGGAAGAGTTACAGTAAAAGCACCCCCTGATGTGTCTGTAAAAAGACGCTCAGTTGATGTTGCAGTATGAGTAGTTGTTATGCTCGACCACCCTGTTTCACCATTCACCCAAACGTAGTTTACGCCGTCAGATGCAAGAACATTTCCTGAATTGCCAGATACCGTAGGCAACACATAATCCCCGCCCTCGGCGAAGAGTTGCCACTTAGCTGCGGCTAGATCGGTAGCGAATGTAGCAGACGTGTGATCTGCTAGAGCTATGTAAGAAGACACACCCTCTTTAACAATATCGTCTACCTTAAATGCTGTAGCCGTTGACCAACTGCCCTTGAAGTCTACGCCGCCATTATACTTCTGCCACTTGTTTGCGGCTAAGTCTGCGGCAAAGGTGGTTGAGGCGTGGGCTAGTAAAGCGCGGAAAGTATTACCGCCATACGTGGCGACGTCTCCCGGCTCATACTCTGTTCCTGTGCCCCAGTCACCCTTTGGATTTATACCTGTCTGGAATACAGACCAGTAAGTTGTATCAGTTGGGAGGTTCCCAGTTGATTCCAAAATGCACTTATAAAGAGATCCACCATAAGCAACGAGGTCATTAGGCACATAAGCCGAGGCGTTGTTGTATGCCCCTTGTGGCGAAATGCCAGAAGAATAGACATCCCAGTGAGCAGTGCTCGTTGGGAGATTTCCCGTAGTATCGCCTTTAGCTGTATATGTGTTTGCGCCATAAGTTACCACATCATTCAAAACGTATGCAGTCGCGGGATCATAAGCTCCCTTGAAGTCTGACCCTACAACATAAGGTTCCCATTTCGCCGCGTCTGACGGAAGGTTGCCTGTTGTCTCTGTGGTTGCTCGATATAGTCCGCCACCATAATTCACGACATCATTTAATGCGTAAGCTGTTGCCGGATTGTATGCCCCAAGAGCTTTTACACCACCAAGGTATGTAACCCAGTGCGCAGTGTCGCTCGGTAGGTTTCCTGTAGTGTCTCCAGTGGCGCGATAAAGATTACCGCCATAAGCAACAACATCATTCTTCACATATGCTGTGGCGTTGTTATAGACACCTTCTGAAGATATTCCAGATATGAAAGCATCCCAGTAGGTCGCATTAGACGGCAGGTTACCTGTGGTATCCATCTTCGCCATGTAAAGCGTTTGCCCGCCATAGGAAACAATGTCGTTCTTTTGGTATGGGGTCGCGTTATCATAAACGCCTTCCCATTGAATACCGTCCGCAAACAGCGACCAGTAGGTAGCGTTTGGCGGGGTATTGCCTGTAGTGTCAAGAATACAGATGTAGACCTTACCACCATGGGTAACACCATCTCCAACTCTGTATGCAGTTGTGTTGTCGTAAACGGCTTGGAACTTAAATCCCTCAACCATCAATGCCCAGTACGAAGTATCCGTAGGCAGATGGGAGTCAGTCTTTAAGCCGTATGTATATACATAAATATTACCACCGTATTTAACGATGTCGTTCAATTCGTAGGTGGTGGTGGAAGCCCAGTCACCTGCGAAATAGAAACGTAGTTTTCCTAAGTCGATTATCTGGCTCATATCATTTCCATTAGTAAGTGACCATTATCCCATCGGAACGTCACAGTAGCTTTTGACCAAAACCACTGCCTATAATCCTCTGGGTCGATGATATTTTCGTCTGGAAGGCGTACTGGTGTCGTCCCGTCGTTAATGACATCGACGTTTAAATCACCTGTTTTATAAAGTTTAAAACCGTAAAAGGTCTTATCGGCATATTCTGTACCCTCGTACAGACCATATTCATTTGACATTAATCCACGTCCTCCAAAACAGACACAACACAATCAAGAGAATTAGCTGTCTTTGATACGACTTGGACTTTTTCACCAGATTGCATTACTAGCTTTTTACCACTTAAAAAATCATGGGTCGTCCCACCGTCCACTCTCTTTGCGCTCGCCAGTGTTATTACTGAACTGTCTGCTTTTATCAGCCGAACATCTACGGGGAGACTGGCTCCCGTTGTGTTGGAAACACTACAACCTATCATGATTGATTTCTTTGGAGACGGTACGGTGTAGATGTCTACTGGGGTTGTCCCGATAGAATCTGCCGTTGCATTTTTAAATTGATAACTTGCCATGTTTTTTTACCCTAGTGCTATTGCCATAGCCACGGAGCGGCTATCTATATAAACGTCCTTATTGGTTTGATCTGTCCTAACTTTAGCACCGCCAAGCCCTATGAATTGAATAGAGTCTGCCGCACCATTGGCGGTGATGTCGTCCGTATCGCCTGTGGTTCGCTCATCACCTTGAAATGTTGTGAACGCATTACCCACAGACTGTGCTACAGAAGCCCAGTGTCTAGCTGAGTAATTAACATTTCCGTCACGGTCTGTGAATGTGGAGTTGACGCCATGAACTGCGTAGTTCTCTGCATCTTGAGCATACGCAGGAGCCTCAATGATTTGACTCACATAGGTCGCTGCTGTCGCGATGTCTGAGATGTTTGTTGCTGCCGCTACAATATCCGTGATGTTAGACGCGGCTGTCTGAATATTAGCGAGGTTGGTTCCTCCCGCTAAAGTCTGGATGTTTGCCAGACGTGGCACAATCAAATTGACATCATTGATAGAGTTACCGACTTTCGTAATATTTCCTGTAGTCCCGACATGAGGGGCCACAGTGTTTACATTCACGATGCTATTAGCTGTCGATATAACTGATGAGATATTGTTTGACGTCGTTACAATATCAGTGATGTTAGTTCCTAGAGACTGGATAGTGGCCAGATTAGAGTGAAGACCCGTCAGCGCATTTGTTGCTGTCGTCCCATCCTCAATATCAGCAAGAGTCCCGATCTTTGTAGCAACCGTAGCCAGTGCGTTTACATCGGTAATGCTAGATGAAACCGTCTGTATGTTCGTAAGGTTCGATGTATTGGCAACCGTGGTTACATCCGCGATGTTTGTTCCCACCGCATCCACGTTTGTTATTGATGCGGCTACTGTGTCGATCTCAGATATGGATTCCAGTAAGTCTGATGAGACGTTCTGAATTGCAGCAATATTCGATGCCACGGTACTAACAGCCGTGATGTTTGTGGATACCTGACTAACTGCCCCAATATTTCCGGCAACAATATTAATATCGCCCGATCCACCAATCTCACTGGCAACACTGTTCAGATCATTGATGTTGGCTACTACCGTATTAACGTCTGATATGTTTCCGGCAACGGCACCCACGTTCGTGATTGCGCTTGATACCGTCAGAACGGCGTTCAAGTTACCTGTCGTCGCTATCGTGTTGACGTTAGTGATACTGCTTCCGACAGCACTAACATTCGCGATGTCAGCAGAAACGGTATTTACATCAGCAATATTGGAAGCCGTTGTATTGATAGACGTAATATTTGTGGCAGCAATGTCTACGTTCCCTATCGAGGGGGCTACCGTATCTGCTGCAATAGTAATTTTAGCGTTGATTGACGCTAAAAGATCAAGATTGTGCTCTACAGCAGATATGGAATTTCCCATGCCCGCATGAGCTGTGCAGTAATACCATAGCGTTCGAGGCGTGGTAGACGTAGGGACTATCTCAATCTTGGCCCCGGATGACCCTTGAGTGCCTGTAATGGTGACCCCAGTTGTATATTGGTTTGAACCAGAGTTGTTTTCACTTTCACTTAATCGGAATGGATGACTGGACAAAGAAGAGTCCGACAAATCAAATGTTATCGTGTGTCCTTCTTTGATTGTAATCTGCGGGTTCGTTGTTCCGTCAAGAAAGAACTTGCCACCCGACGCCGTAACCGCGTAGGTCTTGGTGCCAGTTATTTGTCCTGAAACAGTGTTGATATTAGCAATGTCGTTGGCAGTCGTAATGACGCTAGTGATATTGTTAATAACAGGAAGCGCATCATCTCTCGCACTCTCGGCAGCTAGTTTTGCAGTCTCAGCCGCATTCTTGTATGACAGGGCATCAGCAACATACTGAGCAAAGTCAGTGAATGTTATTGTCTGCCATCCTGTGTCCGCATTAATAAACTGGCCAATGCGTACTTGGAACGTGCCGGGATTAGCAGGATCTTCTCGGAACTGGAAAGTGTCTGATCGGAACGCGCCATCTGTCGAAGAGAATATATCTCCAAGCAAGTCGTTTAATTTACGACTGCCTATCTCAGAGGATTCAAGATAATCATCAAGTATGTGCTCGCCAGTGAACTGAGAGACAAAGCGAAGCTGTTCACCTATCGGTCTTGTTTCAGCCATTTAGCTTCTCCTCGTTAATAATCTGAGTAATAATCCCCTTGGTTATTGCGTACTTCTCTTTGTCGAAATAACGGGACAGCTTCCTTTCCATCTCATCCATTCGCCTTTCAAAAACCGAAACGCGGGCCTCTATTGCGTCGATGACCTCTTGAGCGTCGTCCTTCCATACGCTGTCTTGGGTGTCTCTTCCGCCCACGGCCTTGTCGATAAGACGCTTAGTTTTCATTTCTACTGCTGCGATGCTGCTTTCGGTAGAACCTGCGCTTTCCTTTAATTGCTCTAATTCTTTTTGTAAGTTGCCAACTTGCTTCTTTTGCTCGGACATTAATTCCTTGAAAGGATTTAAGGATTCTGCCAACTCGACTTCTACAGCCGCCATGTACGCGGTGACCGCCGGGTCTACATTCTTTGCCAGTACCTTCTTCGACATTATCTTTTCCTCGCCTCAGAGATCGGTACGAGGTTGCCCTTCTGCACTTCTTGGTCGATATTTTCTTGGGGTTGAACAGACGCACCACGCATTTTCTCCATCATCATCATCTGCTGTGACGGACTTGGCCCTTGGGATTGGAGTTGCTTCTGGTCAACACGGAAGCGATCCATGTCAGTTATACCCATAGCCCTGATAGCTTCCTCCGCTATCTGACCTGCGTTGTACTCCATGTTCAGACCAGTTTGATTCATGATCTGAAGCATGTTCATCCATGTCTCAGCGTTACGAGTTGGCTCCAAGGGAAGTGTCCCGTCGATCACTAGGTAATCAATATCACCCTGTAGATCTTTAGAGACGTCGTAATCTAGGTATCCATCCTCAACCATGCCAGATAGTTGGTTCGGCATGTTCTGCTGATCTATCTTGATAGATCCCTCCATGGATAAACTGTCCTGAATATTTGCGACCATCATTCTGACCATTGGCCTGATTGTGGTGGCAGACATAATTCGAGAGAGTACACCGAGCCTCTGAGATCCGAGTTGTGTTAAACGCTGTATTTCCGTTGCTGTTCGGATTCCGTCTGAGGTCGGCATACCTTGTTGTGCGTCTGACGCTGCGCTGACGCGCTGCTTCAGTTCTGACATCTGGCCTATATCGTTAAGATGCCCACGAGTGACATCTGGCACTTGCGCTATAAAGACACCGTCTCCGGGCTTACTGCCGGGAAGAGTCCTGACAATACCCCACGGGTTTCGGTCTATTAAGTCTGGTATAGAAACCTGAGTTGGGTCTGCAAAAATTAAGTTATTTAGCGCAGCACTAATGTTGTCTATGCGAGACCTCATTAGATATGTAGCAATGTCGTGCATCGGTAAGATGAGGTCATACAAAGACTGACCGTAAGTCTTATGGCTATCCTGATACAGTCCGCCAAAGACTACAGGGAATTGTTGACCATACGGATTCAGTTGGAACC